TTTCGGCATAGAAGAGCATGTGTTCTGTTTCCTTTCTTGCCCGTGGGGGCGTGTTGTTGTTAGTGTGGCGGCAAAACAGGGGAGGTTGGGGATGGAGATTCGACAATTGCTGGATTCGCGTGGCTGTGGCATACACTTCTGCCTTTTGCTTGCACGCACGGAGCCGCATGCGGCTTACCCTGGCAGGCTGCCAGGGCCTCGGGCAGGGATCTTTCGACGTCTTGAAGCGTTAGACGGGCAAACACGGGACAGGCTTGACAGGCTTGCAGCGTCACTCCGTAGCGAGCCAGCGTTCGAATCGCTTGGGCCGCCCGAGCTGTATATGCTGCGGCAGCGGATGCACTGCGCGCTTGATCTGCTATCGCGGCTTGCGGATAGCGAGCCGTCTCCAGGGTGGCTTTCCACAGACGGTTTCGATCTGGAGCCGCAGGATGCGTGGCTGCTTGGCGGCGTGTGGCGCGAGTTCGGCGCGTTCTGGCTGCAGAACCTTGCATGGCGGCTCTCGAAGGGGCTGCCGGAGTAGGATTTGATTGTTTCATGGTCTGTTTCCTTTCTGGTGTTGGGCGAAAGATTTTTCGCCCTTGCGGCCTTACGCGGCCTTGGCGGGGTTGATGGCGGTCTCGGGGTTGGCGTTGCACATGGCGAGCCACAGCTCGGTGGGCACGTCGGCGAGGGCCTCGCCGAGGTGGCGCACCATGCGGCCGAGCTGCAGGGCGTAGCGTTCCTCGGGGGCGCCGGGGGGCACGGTCTCGGTGGCGCGGTCGGCAGTGCGCGAGGCACGCCGCAGCGCGGCCAGCGAATCGGTCAGGGTGGCGACGGCCTTGATGGTTTCGGCGGTGATCGGGGTCTTCATGCTGTTTTTCTCCTTTTCTTGTTTTAAAGCAGTTCGAGCTGTACGGTGGCGGGGCCTCCGCAGAGGGCACCGGTGCGGGCGACCAGGCGGGCGCAGGCGCGGTCCAGGATGTGGACGGGGTAGCGCTTGCCGCCGTAGCCATCTGCCGCCGGGGTTGCGTGCATCATGCACAGGTGCCGTGCCCGCTGGCTGATGCCGTTGGTTGTGGTGCCCTGGATCCCGCGCAGCTCCGCATAGGCGGCGGCCGTCAGCCTGCGCTCGCCCAGCGCCGCCGTGCCTCCCTCGTAGATCCCGTGCTTGCGGATCGAGGGCAGAACCTCGCGCGTCACCCAGTTCTTGAAGCGGCGAGCCACCGGTTTACGGCTCTTGAAGATCAGACAGTAGAGCCCCGCTTCGTTCACGAATTGCATGGCTCGAATTTGCCCACCTGATGTCGTTTTAACCGACGCCAGGTCGTCCTGATCAATGGCTCTAATTGCGTCTCGCGAGTTCCTAATCTCCAGGCAGTCACAGACGTCTTTCGCGACGAACCAAGGCTCGTCGTGCTCGTCGCGGATCATCCGGACGCTGTGATTCTCGAACAGGCGTTCGAGCAGGGATTTCATGGTTGGGTCGTTTACGGTCATGTTCATGCTGTTTTCCTCCTCTGTTTCCTCATGTTGTCCGCTGCCACCATGCAGCGGTCCAGATCCTCTTCGGGCAGGTTGCACCGGGGTGCCTCTGCCGAGACAAATTCGCGGTTGAACAGCCACCGGATCACGCTGTAGCGGTACGGCCGGTACGAGCGTTCGGTGGCATCGGGGTGGCGCACGTCGGTGGCGTCCAGGCTGCCAGCTATGATCAGGCGGCGCACGTGCTCGCTATCCACGCGCAGCGCGCGGCACACCTCGTCCATGCGCAGGCGGGTGCGGCGGGTAATATCGCCATAAAGCCGCTCCAGCAGGTCCGTGCCCAGCGCCTGCACCAGGTCGGCGGGCCAGAGGAGCTGGCGCTCGCTGGGCACGGGCCGGTCATCCCGCAGCAGGGCGCGGGGCGAGAGCGAGCTGGCCGGTTCCGGCGGGCCGAACATGTTGAGCTGCCAATCCATTGCGGTTCCTTAGTAATTGAACGGTGTGATTGATTTGACATCCCGCATGCGCACGGAGCACAGGCCCTTGCCGCGACCTTCGGAATCCCCCCGCAGGTTGTAGGCAAGCAGGATGCCGCCGCGCTTATCAGCCGGCATGACCATTTTCGCGCGATCCGCGACGATCGCTTCCGGGCGGCCACTCTTGAAATGAATCTCGACCATGTTTGTTTTCATGCTATTCTCCTGTTATTGGGTTGTTGGTTTGTGTGAACGTTTTGAAAGGGGGCGGAATGAAAACAGGACACGGGGAATGGACAATCCCGGAAAAGCCTGCACAAAGGTGCAGCGGTCGCTGCAGTGGCAGTGCATGGCGCTGGAGCTGGCGGTGCGCACGGCACCATCGACCCTATGGGTGCCTGCCCCCTATTACCAGCACAACGACGGGCGTCTAGGTCTCGCCACATTGCAAGCGCAGATGGTCGCTCTAGCCCATGACGAAAGAGGTAAAGTGCTGTCAGCGCCCTTAACATGGGCCATAACAGGACGTTGGCCGCGCCTACGCAACGCCGCTTCATTTTTTCTGAGAGAGGCGCTTGAGGCGGCGCGGGCGCGATACGCCTCGGCCTGTTGTTGCCACGCACCAGATACCAGCCCGGAATGCGCTGCCGCCCCTCCCTGGTCAACGGCCGACGCAGTGTGGCTATCTGTTGAAACAGTGATGGAGTGGTATATCCGGGGGCTTCCCCGGTGGGCAGAATACCAGGCTCGGGAGGCGTTTGATTGCCAGGGATACAGTTCCTCATGACCAATTCTCCTGTCTTGTTTTCAAATCCGGGATTGTGTTTCATTTCGTTATTGCTTCCTGTTGTTGACTGGCGTAGAATTACCGGCATGATGAGTGCTTGCTACAGCCCTAGCTCCTCGCGCACCATGCGCACCACCTGCCGCGACTTCGGCCCCTTGCGGTGGCCCAGGATCGCCAGTTGCACCGTCGAGTACGCCACCCCCTTCTGCTTGCACCAGGCCAGCAGCGTCGTCCCGCGAAGCCGGAATAACCCGATCACGGTGTCGTTGTTCATCATCGTCGTTTCGTCGTCTGTGTTCGTGGGTTTTTGTTTCATGGCGCTAAGATATTAACTGGAGTTAGTTATGTCAACAGAAAAAATAGCTATTCAGCAAAGTTTTTCATGGCGTCTTAAAATAGCGCGTATGTCATCAAGACAAAAAGCGCGTGATATAGCTGAAAAGTGCGGGATTTCCGCTGCTTACTACTCGCAGCTTGAGACCGGAGCAAGAGACAATCCGTCCGATGAGCTTGTTAATAAGTTAGCTGTCGCCTGTGATTCGACTATTGACTGGCTTTTGGGGCGTGCGGATATTACACATAAAGTAAAAAGGCTCACGATGAGCCATTTGCCGGAAAGCCCCCCGGATTCCAAAAACGACACGGTGTCGTTTTTGCCGGATTCAAATTTGCCGCGTATGTCAAATTTGCCGGAAAGCCCTCCGGATTCCAAAAACACCCCTGCAAGCGTTGATCTGAACGCGGCGTATGCGGCGGAGCTTGCCAGGGTACTTGAGCCGCGGGCGCTCGGGGAGGCGCTGCATCTGGGCAGCGGTCGCACGCGTGCTGTGGCGCAGTACCGGGAGGTCTCTCGGGAGTGGCTGGAGCATGAGGTTTCGGAGCTTCTGGCGGCGCTGCCGCGTGCGCAGGCCGGGCGCGGCCGCCTGTACCTGATCCGCCCGATGCTCGAGATGCTCCTGGAGCTGCAGGAACGCGAGCTCGACGCCTGCACCGGCCGCCAGCGCCCATCGCCAGCGGCCCCCGCCCCGGCAGCGGCCAAGGCGGCTGGCGAGGCCGGGGGGGAGGATGGGGTGGAGGGGGAGGATGGGGATGGGGATGAAAGCTGAGGGATGAAAGGCGGGGCTTGACTTGCAGGGGCAGGCGGTACAGACTTTCATGCCCATTCAGTCACTGGCAAACAAAAGGATTCATTGATGGAAACAGATGCGGTTATAGCTTCTCCAGATGACGGCGGATCGTGCCTGACGTTCGAGGATTTCCGCCAGCAGAACGGGCAGGCCTTCTGGTGGGCAAGCGACCTGATGCGGATGATGGGCTATGACGCATGGCCGGATTTCCGCAAGGCCCTCGACCGGGCCGTGAAGGCGTGCATGGCCCTGAATATCGACCATTACGAGAACTTCCGCCATTACCAGCCGGAGGATGCGACCGGGGAGGATTTCAAGCTCTCGCGCTTCGCCTGCTACCTGACGGTGATGAACGGCAACCCGAAGCACCCGAAGGTGGCCGCCGCCCAGGCTTACTTTGCCGCCATGACGCGCCAGTTCGAGATCGAGCTTGCGGAGCGCGAGGATGTGGAGCGGCTGACGTTCCGCGAGGAGATCAAGGATGGCAACAAGGCCCTCTCCAGCGCGTTCAAGCAGCACGGCGGCGAGAATTACGCCTTCTTCATGAACGCGGGTTACCGGGGCATGTACAACATGCTCAATGTGGAGCTTGCCCGCAAGCGCCGGGTGAAGAAGGAAAACCTGTTCGAGCACATGAGCCGGGCGGAACTGGCCGCGAATCTCTTCCGCACCACGATGACGGAGGAGAAGATCAACAACGAGGGCATCACCGGGCAGCGTGCACTGGAGCAGGCGCACCAGTCCGTGGGGCATGCCGTGCGCAAGCTGGTGATCGAGAACACGGGCAAGGCCCCGGAAAACCTGCCGCAGCGCCGCAAGCTTCCGGATGTGAAAAAGGAGTTGAAGGCGGGGTACCGCAAGATGCTAAAGAAAGACGCGTAGACAGTGCAGGGATGAAAGGCGGTGGCGAGGGTGGTACAGCGTATCCGACAGCAGTCGAATTTATCAAGGAGTGATCTGGTGGCGATGCAGATCCAGTCAGGGGCGGACAAGGTGGCGAGGGTCTGCGACCTGGTAAAACACGGGCTGAGCGTGCTGGGCGTTATTGTCTCGCTGGGGCTTGTGATGTGGGGCGTGAAGGAAATCAGCCGCGCTGCGCCGGGCGCGATAACCGCGCTGGCCGGGCTTTTGCGGGATTGGCGGATCGGCGAGATTGTTCTGGCGCTCGGGAATGTTTTCTTCTACGGTTTGTACCGCCTGGAGCGGAGCGGCAAGAAACGGGCGATCGCGCGAAAAGGGGCTTACCAGAAACGCGCGGAGGCCGGGGATCCGCAACGGACAACAAGCGGGCTGACGGAAAACGGAAACACACCGAAGCCGGAAAGGATAAGGAGGACGGTATGACGAGTCTTGTATCAACCTTGATAGGGCTGGCCTTCCTGTTGCTTGCCTGGAGAAGTTGGCAGCAGACGATGCTGGATGAGGCAAGGGATCGCCTGTTCGATATGCGTGATTCGTTGCGAGACCATTTCGCAACCAAGCCTAGAGGCCTACGGCATCCGATCTATCGTGAATTGCGCGGGTTGCTTAATGCCCACCTTCGCGGCACGGAGCGGATGCGTTTTGTTGGATTCGTGTGGTTTTCCAGGAAGGTGAACCCGGAAATCGTCCGGTATCTCAACGCGCAGATCGAGAGCCGGTTCCAGACGAACGACAAGGATCTGGCGAAGCAGATCCACCAGATACGCACAGCATCCGCGCGGACGATGCAGAAGTACATGATCTGCACATCAAGCTTTGCCATGCTGCTGGTGCTGACCTGCGTACCGGTTGCGCTATATAACGCCGCGAGGAGCGGGGTCTCGCACCTTTCCATGAACCTGAAAAGGGCAATGGTCACGGCATTGGACGCAACGGTTATCAGCCCTGAACGTTTTGAGTGGGCAACACAGTTGAAAGCAGCCTGATCCCCCCCCCCACCACCCTGCCGCTGGTGCATCCTGCACCGGCGGCTTTTTTTTGCTCTTTTTCCGGAAGGCTGCTATAATGCCCGCCTAGTCGCCGCGAACGCGCTGCGCCCCGCAAAACGCCCCGCAAAACGCCCCGCCAGCATTGCGCCGATAATACCAACCGCCTTCTGACGCCCGCGCGAATGCCCGCTACAGTGCAGGCATGATGTTTGCACGCATAGCCGCCTCAGCCGTCGCCTACCACACGTTTCGCCGCCTACGGGCGGCGCGTCCGTCCCGCAGCGGGGTTTGTCTGTTTCCCCCGCTGCGGGCGGCCACCTTCCTTTGCCTGGCCGCTCCCGCCGCCGCCCTGGCGGGCGACTCCACGCCGCCGCCGATGTTCGACAACTGGCTGGCCAATGCCGCCTATGCCATGGGCCTGGTCTACATGGCCGCCCGCGTCTGGCAGCTTAACCGCCCCAACCCGCCGAACCACCGGCAGTTTGCCGCCATGGATCACCAGCACGCCGGCACCCTCACAAAGGCCGAGCAGGAAACCTGCCGCGATGCGCACACCCGCGAGCTCTTGACGATCCGCCAGGAGATGGGCGGATTTACCGCCAAGGTCGAGCGCCAGATCGACCACCTGCGCGACGCCCTGACCACCCAGAACGCGCAGATGATGGCCGAGATCACCAAGATGGATGAGAAGAACGAGAAACGCATCCAGCACCTTCACGAGCGGCTCGATCCGCTCCCCGCCGCCATCGCGGTGAACACCGGCTCCATCGAAACCCACTTGGCCGACCACCGGGCCGGAAAGGCATCCTGAATCATGGCTGTTGACATGACCCTGATCACCCTTGTGCTGCGCATCCTCAAGCGTTTCGACGGCAACCCCGTCACGGCCGACACCGTCGCCGACCTCGTTACCTGCGACCTGCGCCGCACCGTGTCCGTGGACCGCGTCCGCGATGCGCTGCTCGCCGCCCGCGAGCGCCACCTGGTCAAGAGCGAGGAAGACATCTGGGGCGAGGATACCTGGGAGATCACTCCGGAGGGCGAAACGGCATGAACGCACCCGACCGCATCGACGCCTGGGGCGCCACCCTCACCGAGGCCCAGCGCTGGGAGCTCTACCAGGCGCATTACACGCACGCCTCCTGGGAGGCGGTGGCCGACTGGGCCGGGGAGGAATTTTCCATCGAGCGGCCCACGCGCAGCGCCTACTACCGCTTCCGTTCCCGCATGGCCGAGCGCGAGAGCGAGCACCGCATCGAGATGGCCATCACCGAAAAAGGCCGGATTTCCCGCGAGATGGACGCCATCGGCGAAATCTCCCCGGAGCTCAAGCGCGCCTTCGAGCAGCGGTCGCTGGAATCGGAACTGCGCGGCGACCACCAGGGCGCGGAAAAGTGGCTCAAGCTGGCCCTCAACCTGGGCGATGCCATGAACAACAAGGCCGAGCTGGCGCTCAAGGCCAAGGCGCAGCAGCGGGCGGAGGATCAGTTGGCGCTGGCCCGCGAGAAGTTCGAGGCCGCCGAAAGCCGCCTGCAGGCCGCCCGCGACGCGATGAAGCGGCTGGATGAGGCGGGCGGCCTCACGCCCGAGGCCCGCGCCGAAATCGAGAAAGCCATGGGGATCCTCTAATGCCGGAATGCGACATCAACTACGAGCGTGGAACCGGAAAAAGACCGGCCTATGTGCCGGCGGAGTTCTCGGGCCGCTGCCGTGTGTTCCCGCAGCCGCACGCCGACGGCCGCGAACCCTTCTTCCTGGGCTACCAGCAGGCATGGAGCCAGGACCCGCACATCATGCTCATCGCGGAAAAGTCCCGCCAGATCGGCTGGACGTGGACCAGCGCGCACGGCCTTGCCCGCCGCCACGCGATCAAGGATTACACGCTCGACACCTGGGGCACCTCCCGCGACGACCTGCAGGCCATGCTCGCCGTGCAGGATTGCAAGGCCTTTGCAGACATCATGCACAGCGGCGCCAGCGACCTGGGCATGCAGGTGCTCGACGCCCGTGGCAGCAGCGGCCATGTCCTCAAGTTCGCCAACGGCACCACCTACTACAGCCTCTCGAGCAACCCCGATGCCCAGGCCGGCAAGCGCGGCAACCGCGTGGGCGACGAGTTCGCCCTCAACAAGGATAACCGCCAGCTCTACGCCATCATGGAGCCGGGCGTTACCTGGGGCGGCTTCATCTGGCTGTTCTCCACGCACCGCGGCACCGCCAACTATTTCAACACCCTCATTCAGGAGGCCAGGCACAAGGGTAACCCCAAAGGTTTCCACGTCTATCGCGTGACACTTGCCGATGCCCTTGAATGCGGGTTCCTCTACAAGCTGCAGGGCAAGCTCTGCAAGGCCAACCCCGCCGACCCGCGCCTGCAGATGGACGAAGCCGCCTATTTCGACTTCGTCCGCAGCAAGGCCTCCGACGAGGACACCTTCCAGCAGGAATACCTGTGCGTGCCCTCCGACGATGCCAGCGCCTTCATCTCCTACGAGCTCATCGACGGCTGCAAATACGCCCCCGGGATAGACTGGGAGACGCTCGCCGCCGGTGAGCTATACCTTGGCGTGGACGTCGGCCGCGTCAAGGATCTAACGGTCTTCTGGCTGCTCGAGCGCGTCTCGGGCATCTACTTCACCCGTCGCCTCATCCGGATGCAGAACGCCACCTTCGACGCCCAGGAGAAAACCTTCTACGACCTGCTCACGCTCCCCAACCTGCGCCGCGCCTGCGTGGACCAGACCGGCATCGGCAGGCAGTTTGCCGAGCGTGCCATCACCCGCTTCGGAAGCCGCGTGGAAGGCGTCACCTTTACCGGACCGGTAAAGGAAACCCTTGCCTATCCGCTCAAAGCCGCCCTCGAGGACCGCACCCTCAAAGTGCCGGACGACGCCAAGGTGGTCTCCGCCTTCCGCTCCATCCGCAAGGAGACCACCTCCTCAGGCAACATCCGCTTTGCCGGCGACCGCAATGCCGACGGCCACGCCGACGAGTTCTGGGCCGCCGCCCTCGCGCTGCATGCCGCTTCCGGGAAAACGCAGATCCCCCTGCCAACCCCATTTCGCAATCAAAGCCGCATCGCCCGCCTTCGCGCCGGGCGGCGCAATAACCGGAGAGCCGCATGAAAAGCACCAAGCAACTTGTCCAGGCGCTGGACATCTGGCGCGACACCTACAACCCCCTGCGCGGGCTAACGATGCCCCGCGCCGTCTCGCTCCTCGAATCGATCAACGCCGGCACGCTGGCGGAAGTCATGTGGGCCTTCGACCACATCGAGCAGACCGACCCTGACCTGCTGGCCCTGGTGGAGCGGCGCATCACGGCCGTCGAGGAGATGGACTACGACATCCGCCTGGCCAGCGAGGAAAAGCACGGCCAGCGCTGGAGCAAGACGCTGGCCGAAGACCAGCGCGCATTCCTGGCCGGGGCCTACGAGCAGATCGACAACCTCAACGAGGCCGTGGCGCACATGGCGATGGCCACCTTCCGCAAGTACGCCTTCTGCCAGGTGCATCCGAACGCGGAGGGCCTGCCCGCGCACCTCGAGTGCCTCGACCAGTGGAACTTCGCCCGCCGGGGCCGTCGCGGCCCCTGGTACTGGAACCCGCAGGCGCAGAGCGTGGAGTGGCGCAGCCTGGGCGAACCGCTCGACCTGCGGCGCGACCGGCTGATCGTCCGCGAGGTGCCCCGCTACGTGGACCGCTACGGCATGATCAAGTACGTCCGCGCCAACCTTGCGGAAAAGGACTGGGACTCGTTTGTCGAGATCTTCGGCTTCAACCAGACCATCGTGATCCTGCCGCCCGAGGTGGGGCAGGACAAGCTTCCCGAGTACCTGGCCGCCGCGCAGGCCGTCTCCCAGGGCGGCGAGGGCGCCCTGCCCGGCGGCAGCGACGTGAAGTTCCCGAACGAATCACGCGGACAGCAGCCGTTCCGCCCCCGCCTGGAGTGGCTCCAGCAGCAGCTTATCCTCGCCGGTACCGGCGGGCTGCTCACGATGCTGGCCGAGTCCGGCTCCGGCACGCTGGCAGGCGGGGCACACGCCGAAACGTTCGCCACGCTGGCCCGTGCGGAGGCCAAGCGCATTTCAGAGGTGTTCCAGCGCGCGATCGACAAGGCGCTGCTCGACGAGCGCTTCCCGGGCAAGCCGCACCTGGCGTATTTCCAGATCGCCGCCAACGAGGAGCAGGATGTCGGCGAGGTCGTGGACCACGCCCTCAAGATCTCCGCCGCCTTCCCCGGGTGGAGCATGGACCGCGAGGAATTTGCCGAGAAGACCGGCTACCGGCTGGCGGAAGCGCCGCTGCGGCCCGCCGCGCCCGATGGCGGCGGGTTTGCCGGGCGCTTGCAGGGCCGCGGCAGCGCCGCTGCAGCGGGCCTGCAGGAGCGCGACCAGGCCGCCATGCAGGCGCTGATCGAAAGCGGCATGGCCGCCGCGATCGAGGCCGACCGCCGCGATAACCGCCCGCTGGCCGAGCGGCTCTACGCGATCCTTGCCCTCGAGGACGAACCGGAGCTCATGCGCGCCGCCCTCTCCCAGCTCCGGCGCGACCTGCCCGCGCTGGCCGCGCAGATGGTCGAGGCCCCCGCGCTGGCCACCGCCCTGGAGAACCTGCTGGGGCCATCACTCATCAACGGGATCGTCGCCGGTGTGGCATCCCGCAACCCGTAGGGGCGACCCGCAGGTCGCCCCCCAGAAAGAGAGAACAACATGCTGCTGATCGGTGCTTATTACGGAACCTCGCTCCTCTCGTGGAAAATCAAGCGCGAGACCAACAGCCCCGTCTCGCACGTCGCGCTCCTGCAGTTGCCCGACGCGGTCTGGGACCCGCTGGACGGCGTGCGCGTCAATCTCCTCTACCCCGCCCTCGAGACCTGCCCGGTGTGGGAGGCCTGGGGGGCCGATGGCGTCGTGCGCCGCTCGGGGATCCACGCCGGGCACACGCCCGGCACCCGGATCGACCTGATGCGCATCGACCCCGCCGTGCACGTGCCGGAAGCGGCCATCGCCGCCAATCTCGACGCCATCGTCGCGGCAGGCACCAAATACGACTGGATCGGCCTGCTGCGGTACAAGTGGCGCCTCAACCGCGACAACCCCGGGCGCATGTTCTGCAGCGAGCTGGCGCACCACGTGCTATCCCGCCACGGCGTGCACCTCATCCGCCGCCGCCTGCCGCACCAGACCGCCCCTGGAGACCTCTACATTTCCCCCCTGCTGGAGCACCTCTGGCGCATCTCCACGAAAAACGCCGCAAACGCCCCTAGGACGCGCCGGAGCCCGGAGCCGTGCGTAGGGGCGGAAAAACCCGCAGGTAAAACTTGCAATGGCTTGCAATCGGAAATTTTGCCACATCCGGCCTTTCCCCCGCACCGCGATGCGATCCGGAGGAAATCCACCCCGGATTTACCCCCGGAAGCCGCCGATGGTTCCAACGGCCATCGGACACGCGGCGGCCTTTCCTGCAATGATCACGCCATGTTGAAAAACAACGCCAAAGCACAACAGGAGAACCCATGAAGATCCGCGACGCCTACATCACCTGCCGCACACCCTCCACGACCGCCGGGGGCTGGCACCACATCTACCCGCGTGGCGAGTTCGGCATCCAGGCCCGCATCAAGAGCAAGAGCGAGGATATTGTCCTGGTGCTCGACGACGAGGCGTTCAACAAGATCATCGCCGCCTTCCGCGAGGAAGCGGCCAGGCCGAATTTCGGCGGCATCCTCGTTGCCCAGGAGCATTTCGCGGACATGCCGGACAAGTCCAGCGAGGCGGCCGCCTGGATCAAGACGCTCGAGATCCGCGAGGACGGCCTCTGGGGCCGCTACGACGAGGTCACCGACCTGGGCGAGACGCTCATCGGCAAGCGCTACAAGTTCCGCTCCCCCGTCTCGGACATCGAGCGGATCGCCGGCGGGCGCTGGCGCCCGGTCAATCTGGATTCTGTCGGTTTGACGAACAAACCGAAGTTCAAGCAACTGGCGGTGGCGCTGGGGCGCGACGGCCAAACCCAAGAGGAGGAGACCGAAGTGAAGGAGAAGCTCATCGAGATGCTGAAGCTGGGTGCGGACGCTGGCGAGGCGGCCATCAGCGCCCGCGTGCAGCAGGCCATCGACGCGGAAACGCGCCTGGCGGTGGTGGAAAAGGAGCTCGGCACGGTGAAGGCCGAGGTGCTGGCCCGCGAGGCCGACGCCTTTGTCGAGACGCACAAGGAACGCATCGCCGACCCGGCGGCCGTGAAAAAGCAGTACATCGCGGCGAGCGACACGACCATCGCGCTCTTTGCCGGGATGCGCGTGCCGGCGTCGGCTGGCAAGGGCGCGGAAAAGGCTGCCCGCGTGCTCAGCCGCGAGCAGGCCCGCGATCCGCAGGCATCGCTGATGGATGGCGGCGACGAGGCGCAGGCCGCCGAGGCCCGCGTGGCCGCGCGCATCAGCGCACGGGCAGCGGAGCTCAAGGCGAGCGGCGCGTGCCGCACGCTCTCGGAGGCATACACCAAAGCCGGCGCAGAGATCCAAACGCAGTAGGGGCGAAAGAGTAAGGGCGAAACATTTTTCGCCCCTACTTTCGCCCAAACCCGTAGGGGCGGGCCTCGTGTCCGCCCAAACCCGTAGGGGCGGGCAGCAGCCCGCCCGGAAAAAGCGGCCTGCCAAGGCCATAAACTGGCAGAAGGAACCAAGCATCATGGCACAGAACAACGTTCAGCAGGGGCGCTTCCTGGTCGAGGCCGCAGAGGACCTCTCCGGCAAGCAGGATCTAATTGTCGAGCTCACCAGCTCGGGCGGCAGGCCGGTGGTCCGGCTGCCCACGGCCACGGGGGCGGTACCGCTGTACCTGCTCATCGAGGGCGCCGCCCTGGGCGGCAACTGCACCGTCGAGCCGCTCGACCCGTCGCTTAACATCCGCGTCAAAGTCAAGGGTGCCGTCGCCCCCGGCGACCGCGTCTGCCTGGCCGCCCCGGCCACGGCGGCCGACGCTGGCAAGGTCCGCACGGTCGTCACGACCACCAACGGCACCTACCGCGTCTTCCTGGTCGCCGAGGAAACGGCGGCGGATGGCGGGCTCGGGCTCTTCCGCCCCAACGGCGTGGATTCGGTCGTCATCACGGGTAACTAGTCAAACCACGCCGGGGCGCGTTGTGCGCCCCGGCAATGGCCCGCCGGGGCCTTAAACCGGCAGTAAGGAACATAGATCATGTCCACAGCATCACTCAGCATTCAACCGGTCCTGCAGCAGTACGCCCAGGACGCCGCGCGCGCCAATGTGCAGCGCGTGGCCGACTTCATCGCCCCCACCGTGGAGGTGGGCGCCCAGCACGGCCGCTTCTGGATCTACGACAAGGAGACCCCGTTCCGGATCCCCAAGACGCTGCGCGCCATCGGCGGCCGCGCCACGCAGGTCGTATTCGGCGAGGGCCAGGGGACCTACGACTGCTCCCCCCACGCGCTCGACACCCCGCTCGACGAGCTCGAGATCATGGAGGCCAACCAGGACGCCTACACGAACATCGTGCAGGAACGTGCCGACGTGGTCGCCTGGATGGGCGGCCTGGCGCACGAGAACCGCGTCATCGCCACCGCCCGCGCCGCCGTCGGGGCGGGCACCGCGGCGGCATGGGGACCGAACGCGGACCCCGTCAGCGACCTCAACGATGTGATCTTCGATCTCATCAAGAACATCCAGGGCGGCTCCACCATGGGCATCCGCCTGCTGCTGGGGGCGGACGTGTGGAAAACGCTGCACACGCACCCGGAGCTGGTCAAGCGCCTGCCCAACGGGGCCACGACCGGCCGGAGCGCAGGCGTCAAGACCGTCGGCCTCGAGGACCTGGGCAAAATGCTGGCCGTGCAGACCGAGACCGCCGTCTCGATGGCGGTCTACGACAAGGCGGCAGAGGGCCAGGCGCAGGATCTGGACTGGAGCTTCTCGGACGGCGTGCTCGCCTTCGTCGCCAGCGCCAACCCCAACCGCATGGACCCGAGCTGGATGAAGACGTTCCGGCTCCGGAACTACTGGATGAAGGTCGGCACCTACAAGCGCGACGACGAACGCGCCGACGTGGTCAAGTTCGACTGGTCCTGCGACGTCAAGCAGGTCAACGCCAACGCCGCCAAACTGCTCATCCCCACCTGGGCGTGATCGTAGGGGCGAAAGAGTAAGGGCGAAAGATTTTTCGCCCCTACTTTCGCCCATCCTTTCGCCCCTGGAAAACCAACGGCGGGCGTGCCGTGAAAAGCCGCCCGCCACGCTGGCCCGCCGGGGCCTTAAACCGGCAGAAGGAACCGCACACATGAAGAAGTTCAACAGGATTCACACGCTGCTCATGCTGGCGATGCTCATCGGCCTCTGTGCCGACGCGATCGCCGGCACGGTCGGCGACCGCAAGGTCGTCAGCCTGGTCACCACCACCGGCGCGGGCACCTGGAGCAACCCGCACCAGATGGCATCCGTCTCGCTCAAGCGCATCAGCGTCGTGGGCAACTCGAACGCCACCAACGTCGTGACCGCCTCCCGGATCATCACCGAGAGCACCGGCACCTACACGCAGACGGTCGGCGCCGTCACCTGCGCCAGCGGCGTCGGCACGCAGGCCACGCTCGCCTACTCCACGCTGCTCTTCGGCGACACGCTGCGCTTCAGCTCCCTGGTCTCCACCGGCGGCGTCGTGGTCATCGAGTACGACGTGTCCAAGCACTAGTAGGGGCGGGCCAGCAGGTCGCCCAAGCCTGCCGCCGGCAATCCCGGCGGCAGGCCCACCATCGTATGGGCGAAAAATCTTTCGCCCTTACTTCGCCCATCCATTCGCCCATATTCGCCCCAGCCACAGAGAGAACCATGATAAAGCCCTGGATAACGCTGACCGTTGCGGATGTCGAGCAGTACCTGCTCGCGCCCCAGCTTAGTGCCCTGCGCTCCGCCGCCCTGGGGCAGGCGCAGGGCGACCCGCTGCCCGAGATCATTGCCGACGTGGTCGGGCACGTCCGCGCCAAGATCGCCAGCTGCCCGCGCAACACCCTCGACGCCAACCCCGCCACCATCCCCCCCTCCCTCAAGGCCCAGGCCTGCTACACCGCCATCTTCCGCGCCCAGCTCCGCATCCCCGTGCTCAAGATGACCGAACACCAGATCAAGGCCTACGACAACGCCCGCGAAGACCTCAACCGCATCGCCTCCTGCACCGACGCCGTCGAGCAGCCCCAGGATGCCGCCCCCGCTTCCACCGCCGCCCTCACCCCCGCCTACACAACCCCCGAGAGGAGACTGAGCCATGCCCGGCAAGATGGAATCTGAACTCGATAGCGCCATCGTCGCCCAGGCCGGCGAGCTCGAAGCCCTCCAGCGGGCCGTCGTGCTGCTGCTCACCCAGCACCCCGCGCTCGCCGCCGCCAAGATCGGCCACGAGGACGATGGCGACATCGAGAACATGATCGAGATGGCCTTCGCCGCCGGGGGCCTGCTGCTGCTCGTGCTCTCCCCCACCGGCCGCAGCGACACGCCCGACAGCGCCTCGCTGCACATCGACCAGCTCGAGGTGCGCGTGCGCATCATCGAGGTCCCCATCATCAACCGCGGCGAAAGCGGCACCAAGATCCCCATCAACCGCGCCGTCCAGATGGTCGCCTGCCACCTGCGCCACCAGATCATCGCCGGCGCGGCCCTTACCTTCGTGCGCTTCGAGCCCGATCCGCAGGCCGAAGTCCCCACCAAGGATGTCGTCTTCACAACCTCTCTCACACTGCACAACCTCTAACGTAAGGGCGACCAGCAGGTCGCCCATATTCACCCCAAACAAAGGAGCAACACCATGACCACACCCAACCGCAACACCATCATCCAGGGCGCCGGGGCCGTCAAGATCGGCACCGTGCAGATGTACTCGAAGGGCGACATCGACGCCACCCTCGACCCCGAGAGCTTCCAGGTCACCGTCTCCGGCTACGGCGCGGTGGACGAACGCCTGGCCGACAGCGTCGGCAAGATCACCTTCACCCCCAGCGGCCGCTGCTCGGCAGAGATCCTCGCCGCGCTCTACCCGTACCAGACCCCCGTGATCGACAGCTTCATCTTCCCGGCGGCGGATGTACCCACCGAGATCCACGCCATCCTGGGCAGCAAGGTCGTCTTCCACAACACCGCCGTCGTCGCCATGCCAGGGCTCAAGCTCTCCGCCAGGGAAACCGTGTTTTCCGGCAATGTCGAGCTCATGTGCCTGCCCAAGCTCAACACCGCGCGCTCGGCGGCCGACGCCATCTTCACCGGCCCCGCCGCGATCGCCTTCACCACCAACCTGGACTACACCGCCATCAAGACCCTGCCCTATGCCGCCACCTGGGGCACCGGCGAGGGTGCCGTGGAGCTCGAGACCAAGGACGGCTGGACCGTCGAGTTCGACGTCTCGGTCGAGCCCTTCGTCGTCACCGACTACGGCACCCTCACCGCCCAGCTCAAGAGCGTCACCGCCCGTGCCAAATGCCAGCCCATCAACTATTCGGAGAGCATCCTCTCGCTCCTGCAGACCCAGGGCACCACCGCCGCCATCGGCAGCTCCATGCGCACGGGCAAGGATCTGCGCATCGTGGCCACCGGCGGGCTCGACGTCACCCTCTACGACGCCGTGCCCATGACCGCCCCGCTCAAATGGGGCGAGACGCAGCTTCGCACCACCGAGCTCGGCTTCACCGCCACCCGCAGCTTCGCCAACGGCGTGCCCGGCGCGCTCTTCTCCGTCGCCATGCAGGCGGACTGACCAGGGGAGGACAGGCCATGACCATCACCATCCAGGCGGCAGGCGGCAGCGAGGTTACGCTGATCGACGGGCCGGACCGTGCCCAGGACAAGACCTGCGGCCCGGCCGAGATGACCGGCGGCATGCCGCTATCCCCCCAGGTCCGCCTGCCGCTCCGCCGCCCGGCCGCCCGGCCGATCGCACGCGGCGGAGCCACCGCCAACGGCAGCTTCGGCGGCGCGCGCCTCTGTGCCGACGCGGCGGCCGCCGCCGCCTGGATCGTCACGCACCTCGCCGCCTGCCCGCGCGGCGGCACCCTGCGCTTCAAGGTGGCCGGAGCCACGAAACTGACGATTGCCGACACCGTTATAGCCGATATTCCCTACAGCCTCCACGGGGCCACCGTCAAGATCGCGTACAACTATGTCGGCGGGGCGGTCTCGTAGGCCCTCCCTCGCCCTGGAAAGGAAAAACATGCAACGCCACAAAACCAACCGTAAGGGCGACCGTAAGGGCGAAAAATCTTTCGCCCCTACTTTCGCCCACACTTTCACCCACCGCCTGCTCCTCCATGCAGCCTGCGTCGCCATCTCGATCGGCTGCGCACCCGCCGCCCGTGCCGCCATGCCGGCTGTCTACGTCCCCTTCCGCTGGACCGTCAACACCGCCCGCCCCGCCCGCCAGGAGCTCACCATCAACCGGGGCGAGACCGTCGCCCTCGAGCCCACCTACCAGAGCTACGACGGCCCCGTGGACCTCACCAACGTGTACGAGGTGCGCCTGCGCTACCGCTCCGCCGACATGCCGGAAAACACCTACTACGCCGCCACCGGCAGCGTCACCAGCGCCACCGGCGGCGTCGTCCGCATCGTCTGGGGGCCGGAGCACGAGACCACCAATTCCGTGTTCATCTACGACATCAAGCTCTCCGGCAGCGACAGCGCCAGCCTCAAGGCCGCCGGCACCATCCGCCTGGCAGGCACAATCACCGGGGCGCTCACCAACCAGCCCGCCATCGTCGGCGGCCAGTTCGACTGGGCCAGCGTCGAGCACGTCAACATCAACGCCGCCCCCTTCGTCGATGAGGGCGACCTGCTGGACGTCACCCAGCGCCTGGAGGGCCACGATGCCGCCATCAGCAACGTTACCGCCCTGGTCGGCTCCGGCGTGGCCGGGGTGGAAAGCAACCTCGCCGCGCTGGCCGCCTCCCAGGCGCTGACCAATGCCGCGCAGGATGCGCAGATCGCCCTCGCCCTGGACAGCGCCACCATGGGCGGGGACATCACCGGCAAATCCACCAATGCCACCGTCGTCAAGCTCCAGGGCCGTGCGCTGCCCCCCTCGGGCGAGGTGCCCCAGAACAACCAGGCCATGATCTGGGATAGCGACCTCGGCCGCTGGGTGCACCGGCTCGTCGATCTCTCCCCCATCAACGCCGCCATCAGCAACCTGCAGGCCAGCGCCGTCAGCCAGGCCTATGTCGATACCGAGGTCAGCGAGGTGCGCGGCCTGGTCGATGGCAACGACCATGTGCTATCGCTCACGGAAACGTTCAACGCCGCCGATTGGCTCGAGATCGCCACCGGCGTCTGGCAGCACAACTCGGGCTGGATGGCCTATAACGCCACCGTCTCGGGCGG